TCAAAGCCGATCCATGGCAGCCGTGGCTTTCAAGGCTTCTTTCTTTTTCTGAGAGTCCAAAAGATGACCGTACACTCGCATGGTGATTGTGATGTCTGAATGGCCAAGACGTTTTGAGATGTAATAGATGTCAATGCCTTGACTAATTAGATAGCTAACGTGGCTGTGACGTAGGCCGTGGAAAGTAATTTGTTTTTCTTTTGGGATCCCTGCATCGCTTTGCAAAATCGCAAGTGCCTTATTGCAGGCTGTGTCAGTAATGACCGTGTGCCATTGATTCCGCATGATCATTTGATCGGCATCTCTATAACCAGTTCGCAAGTATGCTGCCATTTGCTCTTGATGAATGCGCTCGAGTAGCTTAATAACTGCTGGTGACACTTCAATATCTCGTATTGACGCTTCGGTTTTTGTCGGCTTGAATCCAGTCCCATACTGATGATCCCAAGAACGGGTAACATGTATCACGTTGTTAATAGTATCTATATCAGTCCACGTGAGTGCTAGAACCTCAGAAACCCGCATGCCTGTCATTGCCCCTAAATACACTGCAAGCGACCCTATGCTTCGATATGAAGCCTTATCGGCCGCCTGAGACTTAACCTGTGCAAAGTCGTCCTGATCAAGCACTTTAACTTTGCTTCCTGAACGGATTCCACCAACCTTGGCACCAAAAGTGAAGTCAGAAAAGAGCAGACGATCATTGATGGCTGCCTTAACCATTGAGCGGACATAGCTATTCATCTTGCTGACAATATCCTTTGAGCGTTCGCGAGGGCCTTTGCGTGTGGTCTCTTTCTTGCGGTCCTTACCGGCAGCAAAATCATTCAAGAAGCGTTGCCATTCGATTGGACGGATTGAGCCAAGCTCACGGCCGTCAAAACGTGACTTCAAATGTTTTCTTAGCAACGTGTATCTATATTCAGTATTGAGGGACTTATCGCCTGACTTATAAGCATCAATCCATTGATCCCAATAATCCAAAAACAGTGTCCCAGCTTTGGAAGGATCACCGCCACGTTTGAGGTCATCTTCTACAGCTTCTGCAGCATCTTGCGCAGATGATTTGAGACGATACCCGCCGTGTGAAGCAACCAGCTGCTTACCGGCGGAATCCGTATACTTAACTCGGTATTCCCAATATTTGCCGCGTTTTCTAAATGTTGCCATCATTAACACCTCCTTGTGCTACAATACAGACGGGTGCTATTACACCCACCACACAGTCATGGATCCATAAGGCGCTTACCCATTCGGTGGGGTAGGCGCTTTTTATTTTGTATCCAGCCCCACTCTCCGGCTTGCACGGGGACGCCGCTTGCGTGGGGGAAGGACTTTTTTGTGTATTATCAATTATCATGATTGTAGTTTCTTATCGTTTTGTGAATGAGACGGATGGCATTCCTCCGATAATCACGGTGTCACCCTTTTTCAAATTGACGTTTACCTTTGGCACCTGACCAGCGGATGAATCGGATCCTAAAACTTCATTGATGTCTGTGCCAAATAGATTCTTAGGTTGAACAAAGAAGTTACCGGATGCGCCTGCTGCTGGGGACACCGTATATTTGCCTTTCTTGATATCCTTACCAACAGTCCAATATCCCGTGCCGAGGCTGCTGGTATTTTTCTTATTACGCGATGTTACGGGCACAAAGTGTGCTGATGTCATGCCGGAAATCTCAACCTGGTCGCCTTTTTTAAAGGTGGCTGTTACGGCAGATGTGGTTGCAGACTCATCTGATCCCAAAATCTCATTGACGTCTTGTCCGTTTGATTTCTTCGGCTGGTTGAGAAAGTTACCCGTGCCTGAAGTAGAACTGACCGTGTATCGCCCAGACTTGAGCTCCTCTCCAACGGTATATGTGCCAGGAATCAATGTTGCCTCAGCGGCTTTAGCTTGTGCCATAGTCGGAGGAGTGATGAATATGGCGATTGCAGCTACCAAAACTGTGCCCAGCACCAGCAAAAAATGTTGTACTGACAATTTCTTTTTCATAATGAATCCCTCCAAAAAATTCAGCTTTTAACGTCGATCAGGGTTTGGACGTAAGATTGCCATATGGTTCAGCTTGTGTTGAGGAAAAAACTACAGTCCCAGAAGCTGCTTCTTTTTAGCATTGAACTCTTGTTCATTAATAATGCCATCATCTAAAAGAGACTTATATTTTCTAAGTTCATCTGGAGTATCCAACTTTGAAAATGATTGAACGCTTGTTGAGGGGGATAACTTGATGTCCATAATCAATTCGTTTATCAGGTCTGATGCTTTTCTAAAGTCATCGAATAAATTGCTGTTTAAAGATATTGTGTTTGGAGATTTAGCAGGATCAGTTTTTGAGTCAGAAGACCAATAATTTCGTGGTAGATTTTGAACTCCTCCCGCTGCTACTTCAAAGTATCCAGTCAATAAATGAGTATCAACTTCGACGTTTGTGATGTTTGCAATCGGCATTTTAAATCGGTTCTGGCCAACAAAATGACCGGTCATAAAGCCTGACTTAAAAATGTAAAGATATGACCTTGTCACAATCAAATATTCTTTGAATGCGCCTTTAAGAGCTATAAGTACCTCCTCGTTAGATTCCCAGTCGCGAGCTATGGCTATCTGCAACTTGCCAATTTCATTTGGTTGAATTAAAGCATTGGTTGCTAGTTGGAATGACGTTTTGTTTTCGCTTGTTAAATATTCTTTCCCTGAACGGCCACTTTCTAAAATCTCTTTGAATCTATCAATTGTGAGCTGTTGTCCATATTTAGTTGCTTCTAGAGTACTAAAGCCCGCTTGTTTCCAGTGTGGTACGCATACCCAAATACCATCGCTTAGCTCAACCTTCCCAGTAAAAGACCCAATTTTAATGCCATCCACACCGCAAGTGCAAGCCATATTTCTCCCTCCAAAAAATCCAGCTTTTAACGTCGATCAGGGTTTGGACGTAAGATTATTTGAATGCGTATGATCCGACAACTTTACCAATCACTTCAATATTGTCTGTGTCGTCAGCGTAGAAGTCCGGGTAGATACGTTCGCCAGTTTCTTCATCTACGTCATCGTTCAATGACCGAAGGCACAGACGATCTTGCTCGAATATCAGTTTTTTGATGAATGTCATGTCATCAATATCAACTACCGCGATCATGCCGTTAGTAATATCTTGTGTTTTTTGAACAAAGACAAACTCACCATCATCATAGGTAGGATGCATACTGTCGCCGACAACTTTAAAACAGTAATCGTAGTGAGACGGAATAGCTGTATCCGGAATCTTGACTGTGTCCATGGGTTCATTACGATCATCATTAAAGGCACCATATCCAGCGGCCACAATACCATTAACCTCAACATTGAACTTTGGTTCATCGAGATTACGTTCTACACGCGCTTCATCTAAGCTAACAACGTTGTCTGGATTTTGCTGTTCATTGAGCTGCTTTTCCGCGTACGTGTAGACTTTTTGCTGACGTTCGGGGTGGAGTTGAACCACCGTGTCATGAATCTTATCCACAACGGTGTCAGCTTTCAGACCCATTAAAACTTCTGGTTTAATATCGAGGGCATTCGCTACCTTTGCAACTACTTCAATTGGAACCTTTTCGATGTCTCCTTTTTCATATCGAAAAACCGTTGATCTAGAGACGCCAATTTTGGCGGCAAGAGAATCTGCGCTAATGCCTTTTTGTTTACGAATAGTTTTCATTCGTTCTCCAACGTTCATATGTGGCACCTCCTGTATGGCTACAATTATAAACCGACGTCGCAAATTTGCAACAACAAAAGTCGCATATTTGCGATTTTTATATTGACACTTGCTTATAAGCGATTTATGCTTAGTTCATCAAGTCGCAGGAATGCGACAGAAAGGAGAATCATATCTGGTTAATGTGAATTTGGATCGTTTAAAGGGACTTATGACAGAACGACACGTCACTCAAGATTCTCTAGCTTTAGCATTAGGGATCGCAAGAAGCACATTATTTCGGAAAATGCAGCGGGGTGGAAAAGACTTCACGGCACAAGAAATATTCAAAATGATGCAATTCATCCCTCTTAGCGATCAGGAAGCAATTGATATTTTTTTAAAGAAAAAAGTCGCAATAACGCGACCTAAGGGGATGACGGTATGAACGAACTACAACTATTTCAGTTCGAAGATAACCAAATTCGGACTGTCAGCTCCAACGGCATTATCTGGTTTTCAGCACCGGATGTTACGAATGCGCTGAAACTAACAAACACAACGGTAGCGTTGAAATCATTAGACGGCGATGAGGTGACTAAGTTTAACTTAGGGGGCTTATCAGGCGAGACAAATTTCATCAGCGAACCGGGGCTATACAAACTGATTGGTGCTAGTCGAAAACCGGCGGCCAAACGTTTTAACCGTTGGGTAACGCATGAAGTCCTCCCATCAATCCGTAAGCATGGTGCGTACATGACGCCTGAAACGATTGAGAAGGCCATCTATAATCCAGACTTCATTATCAATCTGGCAACGCAGCTGAAAGAAGAGCGTACAGGGCGGTTGATCGCAGAACAGCGTGTTAATGAATTACAACCAAAGGCAGACTACTACGACTTAATTCTTGCCAATAAAGGCCTAGTCACAACTACCTCGATTGCTAAGAACTATGGCATGTCCGCATCAGCATTTAATCAGTTGCTTCACAGCCTTGGCATTCAGTTCAATCAATCAGGCAGTTGGTATTTGTACAGCAAGTATCAGAACCATGGATATACGCATACAGTTCCCGTTGCATTCAAACATCGAGATGGCCGTGATGATGTCAAGCCAAACACCAAGTGGACACAAAAGGGACATGTATTTCTGTATGAAGAGCTAAAGAAGAATGACGTTATTCCAGTTATCGAGCAAAAGGGGATGACGGTATGAACGAACGCAACACAAAAAAGCAAGCACCTTATGAACAAGAGATGCTTGCACAAATAGCATTGAGCTTGATCGCTAGCATGAGCGAATTGTCGCTCGATCAAGAAGAAGCAGTTCTGAAAACCGCTTTGTCACTCATTGGGCGTTAGAATCCAAACTCTCCTGAAAGCACGAGAGATTTCATTATTTGAGGACCAACAACAGGAGGCTATCTAAATGAATGAACGCCCAAAGGAAAAGTTAACCAATGTCGTTAAAGTACAGGACAAAGATGTTGAAGATCAAGTAACCGGAATGATCATTGATTTTCTCAAACAAAAAGGCTTCACATTTGCCAACTTTGAATCAGTTGTAGCACGTGTGAAGTCTCACTATCAGAACAACGCAACTATTTAGACCAGGTGTAACGGTATTGTTCGCCTGACCCATTTTCGGCAATCAGATACCAACGGCCAGCTCCAGAAACCCGAATTGTAACTGGGGACTCATCATAGTGACCTCCGAAATATGTAAAGTGGTCACCACGTTGGCGAGCATTGAAGTTTGCTTGATCCACCAAGTAAACGTTCGCAGCGTGCGGAAGTTCGACTGTAACAGCTAGAGCTCCGCCCGGATTGTCATAATAAGGGACTTGCACCATGAAGATTCACCTCCTTTCGGTTTCATTATCCGTCAGGAGGCGATCACAGGAAAGGAGAAAATGCCATGCCGTTGTTGCAGGTTGTTGAAGATGATCAGATTTCAAGCAAAAAGTATTTAGCGGTTGATGAAGAAGAACTGGCAAAGATGATCGAGGAGAACCAAGAGCTAAAACGCAAGCTAGCAGCACGAGGCATGTGGACGCTCACCACCGCAACAAGCTATGTCGAAGGGCATAACAACACGTGGGTAGTTAACAATATCTTGAACGTCCCACGCTTCCACAAGTTCTTGCAAGATACCGTGGTTTCATATCCACCGCCTGGCAAAAAGGGGTATCTGTTTCATCCGAAACCATGGCTCGACTTCTTAGATAAATGGTTCCCAGAGATTTCAAGGTCACTTAGAGAGAAGGAAAAACAATGATTGGCTATTTACTAATTGCTGGTGGCTTCGGCGTGATCGTTGGTCACTGCTTAGGCCACAGCGGAAATTGGAGGCAGTGGATTGAATGAAGCAGCTATAGCTAAGCTAGGTCCACTTATCTCCTACTTGTCTATCCAGGCTGAGAACGCACGTCTGGTTGGCCATAATTACCGTCAAGGAACGGATCAGACGCGAGCTTATGCCATGGGACGAGAAGACGGCTTGCAAACCGCCATCAGCTTAATCAACGAAATAATGGGCAAAACAAAAACCGCTAAGCGCTAGAACACTTAACGGCCAAAAATGAGGTTTCACATTGAGTGACCTCATTATATCACAGAAAGAAATGAGGTAAAACAATGGCCAGAGAAATTGGCAAGCAACTTGACCGTCTTGAATCACTTGCATACAAAGTAAAAACTGATCAGTACCTTTTGGATTATTTGAGAGAATGGGCAGAAACCAAGTGCGATCTGTTCAGGGATGATGATCCTCACATGACCGATGGTGAGAAGATTCAAGACCGGCTGTTTCTAAAAGACAACTTTAAAAAATACATGGATATCTTGGGTCAAACATCACTCGATATGATCAAATTCGAAGCAGACTTAATGGATGTTCGCCAAAACATTGCCGATCAATGCTTCCATGAAGGCGGTGACGATCATGAATGAAAGCCCTAGTTACTATGCCATCATTCCAGCAGGTGTGCGCTATGACAAACAGCTACCACAAGGAGCAAAGCTTCTGTACAGCGAGATCACGGCACTCAGCAATAAGAACGGTTACTGCTGGGCATCGAACGACTATTTTGCAAAACTCTATTCGGTTAGCAATCGCACCATCAAAAGTTGGCTAAAGTGTCTAGAGGACAATTTATATATCAGCAGAGTTGTCAAGTACAAAAACGGCAGCAAGGAGATCGAACAGAGATTTATTAGTTTAGCTCCTCGATCAGAAGTCTTGCCTACCTGGGGAAAAAATCTTCACCACCCTAGTGAAGAAAACTGCCCAGAGAATAATACAAGTATTAATAAAAACATACGTGCATCCAGCACGTTAGAGAGTGACTTTGAAAAGCTTTGGAAACTGTATCCAAAGAAGATCGGCAAGAAGCCAGCATTAGCTGCGTACAAACGAGCAATGAGTAGAAAGAAGAACCCTGCTACCAACAGACAAATTCAGGATGGCATTGTGGCTTATCGACAGCTAATCAAGAGCAAAGGCACAGAGAAGCGGTTTGTCAAAGACGGTAGTACTTTCTTCAACCAAGAGGCATGGAACGATTACCTTGAGGTCGTAAAGGAAGAACGAGATGAGCAGGAAGCTCGAAAGCCTAAGTTCGATCCCAAGAAAACTGCTATTGCAATGTATATCGACTACAACAGCCCTGACCGAGTGCTTGAAGAAATCCAAGCGCAGGGTATTCCGATCAATCCAGAAGATGCTAAACGTTACATTGCTGAATACGATGAAGGGAGGCAACAAGCTTGACGAAAAAGCTTTATGACCCTAGCAATCCTGAACCACATGTCATGTATGGCTTATATACGAAGCCGGAACTCATCAAGTCTGAATGGATTGATCCTAAATGGTTTAACAACCAGCAATACGCTGCAGTAGTTGCCTACATGAACAAGTTGCCAGGTGACGTTGATACGCTGGAATTACAGGATGGTTTTGATACAGCTCATCCTGGCGTGATGTCAGTAACAGATTGGCAATACATTATGACCAGCGATTTTGGCACCTCACGTTTTGACTGGTGGGTAGGCAAGCTAAAACGGGACTATTTCCGTAGTCAGCTCATTCAAACAGCACAAGCGTACTCGGAAGAACCAAGCGAGGACAATCTTACCGCGATGATGGTTGCCTCGCAGAATGCTACTGCTGCCAGTCAGACGGTAACTGAAAGTAGCATTGCAGATTTGGCAGCGGCCATGGAAGACAAAATGATACACGGTGCTGCTGACAATGGGATTAAAACGTACTTCACTCTTAACAACATTCTGGGCGGTGGTTTGATGCCGGGACGTTTGTTGACGATTGGTGCGCGCCCTGGTGTCGGTAAATCAGCATTCGCGGTCAATCTCATCATTGAGGCTTTGAAACAGCAGCCGGAATTGACAGTTGATATGTTTTCACTTGAAATGTCAAATGCAGAAAACTACAACCGTTTGTTGGCATGCAAGACTGGCATCAGTGCTGGTAAATTCATCAACCCGCAGAAAAGTCTAAGCGATGCTGAGAAGGTTGAGGTTGAAAAGGCAGGGAATGTCCTTAAAGACTATCACTTGCAGCTTTACGACAAGCAGGTGGAATTACCGCAGATCGTCAAAACAATGCGGCAGCGAGCCGCTGATGCAGATAAAGGCTACCTTGCGATTGTTGATTATCTCGGGCTGATTGGTGTTCGTAGCCAAGCCGATCGCCGTCTGCAAATCGAAGAGATCACCCGTCAATTCAAAGTGCTGACCAACGAGCTTGGTATCCCGATTGTTTTGCTTAGTCAATTATCACGAGGTGTTGAGAATCGTCAGGACAAGCAACCGGTACTCTCAGATTTACGAGAGTCGGGATCAATTGAACAAGATAGCAATGCGGTTGGATTCCTTTGGAACAGTGACCGGCAGAACGAAAGATCAGATATCCGTACTGTGACTTTAACAATTGCCAAAAATCGTGAAGGAGCACTTGGTAGCATTGATTTTCGCTTTTTCGCACCAAAGCTGCAGTTTAAGGTGGCGTATTGAAATGGCTTATCCAACTATGACACTCAAAGAGTTCAATGAGTACATGCAGGAGGGACATTATCAATACTCGCTGTTCATCATTCTGCAGCTTGATGAAGCCATGGAATATTTAAAAAAGGCGCAACAAGCCGATGCTGATATGAAGAAGTTTTGGTACCAGTGGGCGTACGTTACCTTGACAGATGCCTTAGAGACGGCTGAGTCAGAATATTATGGTGAAACTAGTGCATATTTACCGACAAAAGAAACTGATCCAGTAACACGAGCCTACTGCCAAAACACATACGACATTTGGCGAGGATATCTGAAAAAGCTAAATGTGAACTTACCGAAGCAAAAATTTTGAGGAGGCAAAAGCATGATTGAGCATAAGGACGTGAAGCCAACGTGATAAGGCTAACGATACCTGGTAACCCAGTCCCACAAGGACGGCCGAGGTTCACGCGAATGGGTCATGCTTACGACCCGACTAAATCAAGAAACTACAAGCAGCACGTTAAGAGCGTGGCGTCAGAACTAAATATTGAGCCTCTAAGCGGCCCAATAAGGGTGGCAATGGAAATATACCGTCCGCTCCAAAAGTCTGGCAGTAAGGCCTTAATAAGGCAGAAAAAAGAAGGCAAAGTTAGGCCAACAGTTAAGCCGGATGTAGACAACTACTACAAGTCTGTATCAGATGCGCTTACCGGCATTTTGTGGGAAGACGACAACCAAATAGTCGAAATCCATGTTGGCAAATGGTACAGCGATCAACCACGTGTTGAGATTGAAGCAGAAGAGATCGATTGAGGAGAGAAAATCATGAATAAAAAATTGACATTTACAGTAACTGTTTTAGCAGGACTTATGTTTGGAGCCGGTGCGACCGCCATTGCCGACAATGTTTGGCAAGGTCACCAGAACATCGTGGAGACCAAAAACAATATCGACAAGCTGACGGCTAAGATCAACGCTTCACAATCTAGCTTGTCCGATTTGCAACATCAGTTGTCTGACGCGCAGGCACAGTATGCGTCCCTAAAACAGCAATACGGAAACGACATGGCAAGCAAAGATGCCCAGATTCAGCAAAAGATCGTTGAAGGCCAGCAAGCAGTCGCCCAGAAACAGGCTGAGGTCGATGCTAAGCAGCAGACCATCAATGACCTTACATCACAGTTAGAAGCCGCCAAGCAGGCAAACAGTGGATTATCACAGGCAATCAAAGACGCACAGAGCATCAAGGACTATTCAGATCAGGCTGTGAAGTCAGTCAGCGCGAAATGAGTCATAGAGGCTGCTATGTGGCTATGAGGAGGCCGACCAATGAAAACTGGAGACGACACGTTCGATGACATCTACATCAGCAAAAAGACTGGCAAGGTCGTAGGCGTCATGTACGAAGGTGTGGACTACAAGCTAGTGCCAATCAAACTGGAGGACGAAAAATGAGCGAAAAAGAACTGTACGCGGTAAAGAACGATGAAGGAGAATACTGGGACTTTAAAGATTTAGATGGCTTCTGGGGCTTATACGATGCATCTCGCCCCATTACGGTTAGCAAAGAGAATGCCAACGCTGCGGCTCATAATTATGGCGCCCACGTTGTCACTTTGGTTGAGAAACCTAAAAAAGTAGTGCTGAGCGAGAAACAAGCCGAAATCGTTGAAAAGGCACATGACAGTGGATATCCGGCAACAGAAATCTTTTCTGGAACTGATTCAGGGGCCGGCGAAGAAGACCGTCTTATGAATGCTTATGTCAACGGCTACACCGTGGCAAAGGAGAAGAAATATCTTGTCTACAAAGTGCTTGGCGGCAAGCAGAAAAACAAGCACGAGCAAGTTGCTCAAGCATACCGATCAAATCTTTTCTTCGATACGATCATTTGGCTAATTAAGGAACACAAAATCATGAGCAGTGATGCCTCTGATCAGTTCACCGAAGCAGAGATCGAACATTACGGTTTGCAAGACTGCGAGAAAGAAGAGGTGACTGACGATGGCACCAAGTAAGAAAATTAGAAAAATAAATTGGGAGATTCATCAGCAACTAGAAGGCGACCAGACCAACAAGATTTTTGATGGAAGTCACACCTTTGGAGATCTTTATTTTCACCGTGCAGTTTTGTTTGCGGCCTTGCTAAAAGCATACCCACATCAATCATGGCGCACGCATACCCAGTCAGACGGTAATGGCTTTGCAGGATATTTCTTGTGCGGAATTGAGACACCAGAAGGGCAGTATACCTATCACTATCCTGATTCACAGTGGTATTTGTTCGATGGTGTGCGCGAGTTACCTGAGTCACCTGAATATGATGGTCACAAGCCAGAAGATGTTGTTCGTCTTCTATCTCTTGCCAAAGAAGAGGTGACTGACGATGAAAATGATTAAGCTAGACAACGGTAATTTGATCAATCTATCGGCGGTATCGTATATCTCAAATACCGAAATGCTGGCTTATTTCAAACAGCCGGTTATCAAAAATCAAAATAACTTTCAAACAGAAGAATGCTTTGGCGTTGGTGTAACAGAAGCCGACATTGAACGAATTGCAGCGAGTGCCGCTAACAGAGAGGTGACTGACGATGGGGAGGCGCGAGATGAAGGCTGATTTATATGTCGATAAGCCGAAGCGCTACGTCCTGCCAATGCCATACGGAGCGGACGACGATGACCCAGATGACAGCCATTACGCGGTGGTAAATAGAGAATATCATGCGGGGCCCGCGTGGCATCAGGGACCTTGCGTTTCATTTAAGGAAGCACGGGAGCACTACTCTGTCACGCAGGCCGACATCGACGCCGCGCCTGATTGGGTCAAGACGATCACACCTGTGGAGGTGACTGACGATGAGCAATGAGACGAAGCGGGATGTGTTGAAAAAGGCTCTTGACTTTCTCGTGATGTCTGGAATCGAGCGAAGCACTAACTATGACATGGAAAGATATCAATATCTTTCAGAATATGATTCCGCCCTACCAGATGATCTGCCGGTGATTCCGGAAGCCCAAAGCGATTGGATAAAGCAATGTAAAGCAAATGATTATTCCTTGTCTTTTGCGCTGAGCGATGAGATTACACCAATAGAAGTTGCTAAAACTTTTCGTGTTTTGGGCGGATACACTGATAAAAATAAAGATAAATGGCTCAAGTTGCAAAACACTTTCGCCCGTGCATGGTTACTGGGTGTCTGGCGCGTTGAGGAAACAGGCGAAATCGTGAAATTGGAGGCGGAGAAATGAACTTTCCTAAGACTAGATACTTTAAGGCAACTGGAAATTTCAAGGCAGAAGGCCGCATTTACCTTAAAGACAAAATCTACCCTGCATATTTGATGGAAGATACACCCGGGTATGGTAAAGCAGCACGATTTTACGATCTATCGGCTGAAAATGGCCAGTTCAACTTTGGCAACAATTTGCTTGATGAATTGCCATATGAGTGGGACGTGATTGAGGTCAACGAGAAGGGCGATGAGATCTAGGAATGAAAGTGAAAATCAAGCACGCCATTGCCTATATTATTTTAGCAGTTTGGGCGGGTGTCATCATTTACGGATTTACCAATGTGCTTTGGGATTTCCTTGTTAAGCCTTTCATCGAGATTGGGATAGTTAAGTCACTTATTTTCTTCACATTATTCGTTGGATTAGCAACAGTCATGTGGTTAATCATGTCGGCAAGTGAAAAGCTGGTCAAGTGGTTACTAAAAGAATAGAGGCGGAGAAATGAAACGGTATTGTGTTTATTCGGGCGAAAATGGCCTTATTGGCAGCGGTCTTTCTTATCAAGAGGCTGTAGCATTGTACAAAAAAGAATGCGATTCTCAGAAATTTGAGTTTGAGGACGACATAGGCGATGATGATATGCCCGATCCGAGCCAATATGCTGCTTATTTGATGGAGCAAATAGCAGTGTCTCAACCAGAAGAGGACGAACCCCTTGATGGCGAACGAATCTTTGATAGCAAAGGAAACAAGATCGCATACTACAGTTGGTCAGGTCAGGACGCACCGGAGGCGGAGAAATGAAACGAGAGATTAAGTTCAGAGCGTGGGATAAGGTGCACGAGTGTTACTTGTATGACGTGCAGGGAGCATATGACACGCTTAGCGGCTGTGTTAAGTATGAAAATGGTGAGAATGCTGTTTATGACGAAGAGTGCTTTGCCGGATTCTTAGATAATGATCAGTATGTTGTCGAACAATATACCGGCCTGACAGACAAGAACGGGCAGAAAATATACGAAGGCGATATTTTGAGAGTCACAACCGGAGAAGACGGTGAATCATATGTAGCAATCGTAAAATGGTTTGGCGATGAAGACTACCCAGCGTTTGATTTGGAAGGCATACCGGCAGCATGGAATTATGATGCAAATGCACTTGCAACCATTTTTCAAAGTGGTGTTGAAACATGTGAGGTCATTGGCAACATTTTTGAGAATCCGGAGCTATTGGAGGGAAAACAATGACGAGAAAGATTGATGTATTCACGCTTTATTCTATTACAGACGTTGATACAGTAAACCAATTTTTAAAAATGCACCCACAGGCTAAATTAAACTATGTTACACCGGGAAGCGAGCAATGCTCATATGATGCCCTTGTAATTGCTGACTATGAAGATGATGAAGAGGACGATGAGGTAGAGGTAAAGCAATGATTGCCGTCATGCTGCTAATCTCAGGTGCTGCAATGTGGATGTGGGCTAACTGGAAAAACAAGTAGGAGATGAACAGCTTGGACAGCAAACGAGCATTGGCCGAAAACCTTAGGAAGAATATATACGATCTGAACATGACACAAGCCAAATATGCAAAAGAGATCGGAATACCCATCACCACGCTTCAATATGCAGTCTCTGGGAAGGGCAGTGTTTCACTTAACACCTTAGATAAAATCGCATTTGGAGCTGGGATTGATCCATGGGAGCTCATTTGGCCTCATGAAAGCAAATAAAAAGCGCGTCTGATGAGGGACGCGCCGGAGGCCAAACGTACACGTGATTGATAGCAAATGGAATCATTTAAAAGGAGTAGGCCTCCGCGAGCAGTATAGCAAAAGTCGTCCTGAATTAACAGGACGACTCAGTCTATCAACCCGAATTATTTGAACATCAAGTGTATCACAAAAAAACAAAAGCGCACCATCACGGCACGCCGTTTCCCCAAACTTTTACAAATTCAATCATACCATAAGGAGTGGACGCAGTGGTGCGAGTAACGAGATATTTTAGCCCAATTGATCATGACAAAACAATTGAAAACGCCAAAGAGGTCTTGGGGAACTACTGGCATCACAAGCGGCTCGCTCAACGCACCAAAATAGCGCTCAGAAGTCCTGTGATGGACGGCATGCCTAAGTCACCTAGCTATGGAAACAAAGCCGAGGATAAGGTAATATCGCACGCTGAAGAGCTTAGATATGTAGCTTGCTGTGAAAAAGCTATTAGATCAGTCGAGTTAGAAAAATACAGAATTATTTTAACCGAAACATACCTTGCTTCCCTAGATCAACGTAAGCCATGGTGGATGATAGCTGAGGAACTACATTTGAGCAAATCTGCTTATTATAGAGACTTCAAGGAAGCACTATTAGCATTTGCTGATTGGTGTGAGCTAGTTGAGCAACCCCACAAAACTTAGGTGGGAAAATGTTGGGAATAAGTTGGGAACAACCGACCGTATTTCCGTCATATGATGGTATTGTGCCAAAGGTGAGAAACCTGAGACACCGCGTTTTTCCTCCGAGCCATGGTGATGATAAAGCTGTGGCAAGGCGTGGCAATGAGGACTGACCGTGATAGTCAGGCGGGTTCGATTCCCGCATGCCACATTGTCCAGTTTAGCGACCGGACACAGCTTGCGATGACCCCATCTGACACTGGGAGAGCGAGCAAATTGCTGTGGCGGAGTAGGTAGACGCTAACCGGTACCAAAGACGGTACATGCTTTAGTGGCTGTTCAAGGGAACATGTTGGGTGCAAATCCCGACCAGCGATATTGGATCAAGTCTGGTAAACCCTAGGAGTAGGAACCAGACTATAGCACTTCACTTCATGTGAGGTGCTATTTTTATACATAATTTCGGAGGCAAGGGCATGAAACTATACTTGGTTGTATGTGAGACCGGGGACGCAGATCAATAGGAAGGTGGATAAACGTTTTGCAGAAACAAAAAAGTCACACCATTTTTGATAACCTATTGTTGTGCGCAGATAAGCAACAGGCACAAACATACCAAGAACAGTGCCCAGAAATGCAGTGTCGTTCTATTAACGTAATAGCAAAAATGGATGCCCTAAAGGTCCTTCATTTTGGAGTTTCTCCCGGCTTGTACACTCAGTGTCAATACGACGCAATCATGATGAAAAAGCTAAAGACCGTAACACGTATTCTGAACAATGCCGTGAGAGCAACGAGGAAATCCGTAGAAGACGCTTCGGCGTCTTTTTATTTACCTGAGCACTCCGCCAAACGGTGAGGTGCTATTTTTATACATATTTCAGGAGGCGAGTAGATGCAGTGGACAGATGAACAAATCAGTGGTATTAGGAAGCTCGCCTCTGAAGGATTTACCAGACGAGAGACGGCCGACAAACTCGGGATTAGCTATGATGCGTTGCAGGGCAAAGCAAGACGGCTTGGCATCGAGTTCCAAAAGCCATTGAAGAATGAATACGATTCAGCGAAAACAGATAGAAAGAGCCAACCCGTTGATAGAAAAGTAGCTCTTAATGCTGATGGTAGTCAAACAGTCACGGCCTTAATGAGACTCAAGCATGAGCCAAATAAAGACCCACGAACTTTGATGGAGTTGTGTGGATACGATCCTGATAAGTTCGAGATGGTCTTAGGCGACTACAAAGTGTATGAGCAGCATAGTACCGAAGACGGCACAGTTCCGCAGTACAGCATTCATATTCGCGTAAAGCCGAAACAAGGCTTATCGATAAGCGAAATGGCTGAAGCGTTCAACGACAAAATCATTCCGGTCAATTACGGCATGAAGAAATCGGGCGATCGTAACCTAGTCATCCCATTGCCTGACCTGCATTTTGGCTGGACAACATTCGCCGATCTAAAAGACATGGTGAGCCAACTTAGAGAGATCATCATGGACGGCTACAACGAGATTGTGATCGAGCAATTGGGAGATCTATTCCATAGTGATCAGATTCATGCAACACAAACGGTTAGAGGAACGCAACTAGATCACGCAAACATGCGTCAGGCATTCCATGATGCTGTGAAGTTGTTTGATCAGATTATTCCGCTGGCAATTGAATATAGCAATCGCGTCTCAATCAAGAGCGTGTTCGGTAACCATTCAGGTGATCTCGAATACGCTTTTCTTTATGCGCTGATAGATCGCTATCCACAAGTACACGTTGATCTCAATGACAGTAATTTGGCAACCGACTGGCGCTGTGCATACTTGCTAGGGCATGTTGGAATTATGCTCGCACACGGAGATGTAGCCAAGGACAAGCTGACAGGGCTTTTTCCATTTGAGTACAAAAAGATATTCAATATGGCAAAAACATACGAACTTCACTCAGGCCACTATCATAGCGAGCGGTTTAAAGATGATCGTGGCATTATGTGGCGCCAGCTTGGAACAGCAAAGCCAAATGATCCCTATGAGATTAAGAATGGCTTCACCACGGGCAAACATCTGCTGTATGCGTTCGTTTATGACGATGAAAGGCTACGGTGCACTTATGAGCTTAGTTGAGAAATGGAGAGACATCGCTGATTACAAAGGACTGTATCAGATTTCAAGTATAGGTAGAGTGAGGAGTCTTGACCGTATAGACGCGCTGGGACGCCTAAGAAAAGGAAAAGTGCTCGCTGACGTTGGAAGTATGGGTGACTACCGTAAGATTACTTTGCACCGAGACGGAAACTCGAAGCAAAAATATATTCACTGTCTTGTGGCCGAAACGTTTATACGGGAAGTCAACACTTTTTCGGACAGTTTGCTAAGCGACTTTTTGTGAAGCTTGGTCATACAAGGAAAGCCATGCTACTGGTGCAAGATAGTCTAAGCGTGCTTGTACCCTTACGCGGTTGTAAAAGGTCTCGATGTAAGCGAAGACTTGCGCTCTCAGATCATTGATATCTTTAAATTGTATCTGATAAATGAGCTCTTTCTTCATGATGGCAAAGAAGCTTTCGCTCCAAGCGTTATCACCCGGTTTTCCCAATGCTGAGAAGCTACGTTGCCAATGATATTGGTTGACCAACTTTGTCACTGCTTTGGCCGTGTATTGGCTACCACGGTCACTATGAAAAATACACGTTTCTGGCAAAGCCCACCTTTGGTGGGCTTGTTTAAGTGTCGCTAAGACTAAATCCGTGTCCATATGATTGGATATTTGATGAGCTAACACTAGGTTGCTGTTCAAATCCCTTATTTGGCAAATGTAAGCTTTTCCTTCTGATGTTGTCGTCTGTGTAATGTCACTTGATAAGGCTTCAAACGGCTTAAAAGATTGGTGTTTCACTAGATTGGGATAATCACCTTGACGAGCAAGGCGGCTATCGGTCAAACTCTTCGGATGACGACAACGTAGCGTTGAATACAGACCGCCATCAGCCATCAGACGGGCAACTCGGTGATAGGAAGCTTTATTACCATTTTTACGCAATAAACCGCAGATGCGTTTGGGCCCGTAAGTGCCCTGTCCTTGATCAAAAAAGTGTTTGATTCGTTGACGATATTGCCTTTCTTTGGCGTTTCGCTTTGGCAAAGCTCTCCGCCAAGCATAATAAACACTCGTTGATACGTCTAACAAACGCGCCCACCTTACCACAGAAACAGAGGTTTCCCTCAACATAAAAGCATACTTATCGCTGGGGGTTACTTCTGGAGACTGGCAAAGTAGGCAGCGGCTTTTTTTAACATATCACGCTCCAATGCTAATTCGGCATTTTCACGTTTTAAGGCACGGTTCTCAGCTTCTAAAGAAGCAAGCGGCGTTTGCTTTCCATCTTCGGTATATAGCTTCCGCCAACGATACAGGGCACTTTCAGGAACACCAAGTTCGGAGGCAATGATTTTAACTGGTTTGGAAGAGTTAAAACTCAAACGTACCGCATTTTTCTTAAAATCTTGGTCGTAGCGATTGCGTGAATAGGTCATTTTGAGGACTCCTTTCGGATAAATCAATTCTCTTATGTTTCTGTCCGAAATTCTAGTACAGACCCTACCGAACCCAGACGGCCTGCCCGAAATCAACCACAAGGACGAAGACAAGACAAACAACACGGTGTCTAATCTCGAGTGGTGCTCGCGGTCATATAACATCAACTATGGCACTCGCAACGAACGCATGGTGAAGGCGAACGAACGGACTATATACGTGGTAAGCGGTTCAGGACACCGCTATTATTTCGGAAGTATCAAGAAAGCGGCTGAACTTCTTGGGTTAAGTAGTGGTGCCGTATCCAGTTGCCTTCACGGCAAACTCAAGCAACACCACGGCTATTTATTCGAGTTGGCGGTGTAAGTCATGTCAGGTATGAAACGTGTTAGCTATGGCTACATTTGCAAAACCGAGCAAAAAATCATTGAAGAGCTATCAAGGGAAGAAACACGTATGCAAGCTGTAATTTACACGAAACCGAAATGTCAGAAATGTCGCCACACAGCGATGAAGCTAAAGCAGGTCATGCCGGTGTCAACCATCACAGCCGACGAGCGTGACATTGAACGTTTCCGTAAATGTGGCTATCAATCGTTCCCAGTCGTAACGGTATATAAAGCGAACGGTACCCACGAAACGTGGTGCGACTTGCAGGTTGACAAGATCAAACAATACACGGAGGGATAAGCATGCTATTCGATAATATTAAAGGCCAAAGCAGGCAATTGTCTCACCGTCAGTTGCCTCCACCCGCACCAGTGCCACCAAAAATGGAAGGATACCTGCCAACTCGTGCCACTGCAACTAAGAAATACAAAGACAAATTGATCGGGGAAATAAACGCTGCAATTGAAAAGAACATCGGTACTGTGGATCCAATTGATGTGAGTGTTATCAATTACAATGTAGCAGTCGTCAACGAAGTGATTGAATCATTGAGGAATGCCGGATGGGATGTTGGATGCATTTATGGCAGCGAGCAAGACCGTGCGGCAATAATTACATTATCTTAGGAGGAATTACACATGCTTAAAGTAGTGAAACGACTGAAAGAACACTTCTTAGGTAAAAAAGGAACCGATAAGATAACCGTTACGATTGATGCGAACACCGATCCACTTATGGCCAAACTTGACAAGATCAAGAACGCGGTCGAAAACATCAAGGCTGACGCGACAACGGAAGTTTCACCAACCTTAACTGCGTATGGTTTATCTGATGATAAACCGCCTGAGATCGAAGGCGTCGAGATACCCGCTCGTCCTGGATTCAGTGAGCCATTCATGGCGTATTTAAGTGGGTTGCGGACTGACTATCAGCAAAAGCAGGAGCAGTCATCGCAGCGTGCAAGCACTTCGCATGTTCGTATCGAATTCGATGACATTAATGATGTGCCACATGTTTGGATTGACGGCAAACGGATTGATAGATCAGATACAGGGCTCGTGAGCGTTTCACTTGACTGGCATACAAAAGATCCAGCGGCAACAGATCATGTTATCCGTGCTTATAAAATCGAATATTTAAAGGGGGATCACCGCGAAGGAATCGCTCAGGGGTATGCGATGGGACCTGATCTCTTTAAGAATGATGCCCATGCCAAGTAAGAAGCTTGCCTTTATAAATGGCAGACCACAATTGGTTGATGCCAATGCTCGTGTTAGATCGGAGGCGGATAGGCAGTACAACCGTGTGCGGAATGAGCAGCAGTCGGACTACCTTAAGTTCTATCACAGTAATGAATGGAAGCAGCTGCGTGAGCAGATATTGATTAGAGACAACAGTTTATGCCAACGCTGTGGTATGCAAGCCTCATTAGTTGATCATATTGTTCCAAGCGAAGATGACTGGGAAGACCGCACGAACGCGGATAATCTGCAGGCTTTATGCAGGGACTGCCACTATTGGAAGACGAGACGTGAGACAACCAAGCGTAAGAAGGGACAGCATCGAGCCATGAAGATTACAGTAATCGTTGGCTATCCAGCAAGTGGCAAGTCAACGTACGTCAAGCGACATCAAGGACAGCATGACCTCGTCTTTGATTACGACCATCTCATGACGGCGTTAACAGGCCTGCCATTACATCAGGGCAATATAGACGCCAATGATTATGTGCAGCTAATCTATGAACTGATACTGCGCAAGCTTAAAGCAGAGCAGACCTTTGACCATGTATGGTTAGTCATGACATATCCAGATGAGAAGCTAGACACGTTGCTTGCTAGTCGAGAGGTCGAACACATACTCATCGACACTGACCGAGACACATGCATGCAGAGACTGTCTAAGCAAGGTCGAGATGTGAGTCAACTCATCAAAGCGATGAACAAACTTGATGAATTGAAATCACAAAACAAATTTAAAAAATTCAAAGAAATAAAAAATTAAAAAACGAATTTTCGAGAATTTATCGGGCGACTTCACGGGCTGGAAACGGCTAGACCCCCCTTCCATTTTTATCGGGGGTTACATTTCTTGGAACGGAAGAACGGTCGGCCTATTTTTTGCACCCCAAATTGTAACGATTTTTAGGGGGTAGGAGGTCAATAAGACCCATTTTATATAGATATTAGGAGTTGAAGTGGGAAATGGCTGGAAAATACAAAGTGTTGCAAATGTCGAAGGGTGATTTGACCAAAGAACGGCAGGAAGCCAAACTACATGCGGAATTGATGGCCAAAGATGGCATTCCAAAACTTCAGGTAACACCGCCTAATCATCTTGACCCAGTCGCAAAACAAGAATACAAGCGAATTATCGAATCTTTGGGGACCTTACCACTTAGAAATCTCGATCGCGCCGAGTTGGAAAACTATTGTACATGGTATTCCGTTTATAAAAACACTTCGGTCAACATGAAGCTGGCTTTAAAGAATGGAGATCAAGATGAGTATTATGCATACGTTGGCATATTGAATAAAGCAACGGCAAATATTAAAAGTCTAGCCAGTGATCTTGGTCTTAATGTCAATAGCCGGATGCAGATGAGCATGCCTAAGACCGAAGCACAGAAAAATGATTCAATCATTGATACTTTTGGCTGACTGCGATGGAGGTGATGCTGGTTGTCAAAATTTAAGGATCCAATGCCTAATTTCATAAAACGTGTGCTGGACGGTCGTCTTATTACTTCTAAGGCAGTTAATCTCGCGGTGAAACGCCATCAAGAAGACTTGAAACGAACAGATTGGCGATGGCGTTATGATCCAAATCTAGCGGGAAAAGCTGTTAAATTTATGGAAATTCTGCCAGAACCAAAAAGTGGGAAACCACAACCGTTAGCACCGTTTCAGAAATTCATTATTGGCAGTATATATGGCTGGGTTGATAAAGATGATCCAAATATAAGGCGATTTACCGATGTGTTCATTTCGATGGCACGAAAAAACGGTAAGTCGCTTTTGATTTCTGGCGTCATTCTTTATGAGTTTCTGTTCGGAAAGAATCCAGCCAACAAACGGCAATTATATACCGCTGCTAATGATCGCAAGCAGGCCGGTATTGTATTCGGAATGGTCAAAGATCGACTACGTGCGCTCATGCGGAAAGACCCTGGTATCAAACGAATGGTTAAGATTACGCGAGATGAACTTGTCAATTTAGACGACGGGTCAACAATTCGTTCATTCTCTCGTGATACAGGACTTGTCGATGGCTATGAACCCCATGTTGCGGTGGTTGACGAATATGCCAACGCTAAAACAACAGATATGATTGAAACCCTTGCCTCAGGGCAGGTGTTACTGCCTAGTTATCTGACGTTCATCATTTCAACGGCTGGATTCGACATGAACGTGCCGATGTTTCAACAAAATTATCCGTATGCCAAAAAGGTGTTGTCCGGTGAAGAAAAGGCAGAACGATATTTTGCATTTATTGCTGAACAAGACAACGTACAAGAGGTTGATGACCCCAATTCTTGGATCAAATCGAATCCGCTACTTGACGTTGATACCTTAAACGGCCAAATCAGTGATTATCTGACGACTAAGTTAGCTCAAGCTCGTGCTGATGGCAGTCTAAACGCTAAATTGGTCAAAAACTTCAATATTTGGCGACAGGCTACAGAAGACAGTTATCTAGATTTCGACGCTTGGAAAGCGGCAGAGCTGACCGACAAACCTGATATTCGTGGGCAAAGAGCATGGATTGGCATTGATGTCGGTCGTACAAGCGATCTATTCGCTATTTCTTGGCTAATTCCCCAAGAGGGCTGGTGGTGGCTTGATGGTTATGCATTTGTCGCTTCAAAAGGTGGCATCGATAACAAAATAAAGACGGATCGGATTGACTACTTGGCTGCTGAACAACACGGCGAAGGCGAGATCAGCAGCTTAGAGTCAGGTATCATCGACAACGATCGGGTATATGAATGGCTCGAAGACTTCATTGAACGCAATGACATAGATGTTCAAGGAATCATGTACGACCCTTATCAATTTGGACCAATGCTAACGGCAATTGAGAAGAATCATCCTGAGTGGCCGATGGTACAGGTGCGACAAGGAACGCTGACACTGTCAATGCCAACTAAGCAGTTCCGCGATGATGTTATAGGTGGTCGCATAAAGCATTCAGATAATCGCATTATGCAGGCCGCCGCAATGAACGCGGTTCTAATGTCTGACAACAACGGCGTCCGTATTAATAAGAATAAGTATGCTAACAAAATAGACATGATTGATGCCACGCTTGATGCTTATGCCATCGCTTTTAAGGAAGACTTGGACAACTATTTGGACGACGATCGTGTGTTTAGTGACGACTTTGGCTTTTAGGAGGTGAGAACGTGAATGGAAAACTAGCTAACTTTTTCAGAATTCTTGGCGCAAATATGGCTGGAATTGCTACTGTTTTAGGCTTCATTTTATCTGGATATGGGGCTTTTTTGATCAATAGGCCTACTGGATTCATGGTTTGCGGCGGCTTGTTGTTTGTTCTCGCCTTTATTCTGCTGCTTCCTGATAATGAAGGGAGGTGAGATGAATGAAGCTATTTCGAGGATTGGCAACCGAAGTGGACCCTCGCTGGGCAGATCATTTGCTTGATTCTGGAGTAATTCCATCATTTCGAGGTGGGTATCTTGGCATTTCTGCCTTACGGAATTCTGACGTGCTTACGGCTGTATCGATTGTTTCGGGTGATGTTAGTCGTTTTCCGCTAGTAATCACGGACAGCTCAACCGATGAAGTTATTGACTTAGCCAATATTGAATACTTGATGAATACGAAGGTAAATAAGCGGCTGTCGGCTTATCAGTGGAAATTTTCCATGATGGTCAATGCAATTTTGACTGGCAATGCTTATTCACGTATTGTGCGCGATCCGATAACCAACGAACCAGCTATGTTTGAGTTCTATGCCCCATCACAGACGCAGGTGGACACAAGCGACCCCGATAACATCATCTACCGTTTCACGCCTTACAATTCTAGCATGCAAAAAATATGTGGATTTGAGGACGTCATTCACTGGAAGTTTTTCTCATACGACACAATCATGGGGCGCTCACCGCTGTTGTCGCTTGGTGATGAAATTGGACTGCAGGAGTCAGGTGTTTCAACGTTACAGAAGTTCTTCAAGAGTGGTTTGAAAGGCTCAATTATCAAAGCAAAGGAGAGTCGCCTGTCCGCCGAAGCACGTCAGAAGATTCGTGAAGATTTTGAAAGAGCACAGGCAGGCGCTGATGCTGGATCACCAATTATAGTTGACGCAACGATGGATTATCAGCCGTTGGAAGTTGATACCAACGTTCTTAATCTGATTAACAGCAATAACTATTCAACAGCGCAGATTGCGAAGGCTTTGCGGGTGCCAGCGTATCGATTAGCCCAAAATAGTCCCAATCAGTCAGTTAAACAGCTTGCTGATGACTATATTCGCAATGATCTTCCATTTTACTTTGAACCGATTACAAGTGAGTTTGAACTAAAGCTGCTTGATGACGCGCAACGGCACCAATATTGCATAGGATTCGACACAAAATCAGTAAACGGATTGCCGATTGCTGACGTAAATACAGCAGTTAATGGCGGACTGTGGACTGGAAACGAGGGACGTGCGGAGCTTGGAAAGAAACCGTTAAAAGACCCGAACATGGATCGTATTCAGTCGACACTTAACACAGTATTTCTTGATCAAAAGGAAGCTTATCAAGCTGAGCATGCAGCAGAATTGAAGGGAGGTGATACTAATGCCAAAGGAAATCAGAATGGCAGCGGCACCAATGCAAATTCGTGATGGTGATGATGATCATCCTGCCGTTATTGAGGGCTATGCATTAAAATTCAATCGAAAATCTGATCCAATGGGATTCGGTGACTATTCTTTTAGAGAGCAAATTGACCCTCATGCCTTAGATAATGCTGACATGAGTAATGTAGTTGCGCTTTTCAACCATGATCAGAACCAAGTGTTAGGACGAACTGGTATCAATTTGCAGCTATCAGTTGATGACACAGGGCTGAAATACACGCTGACGCCTCCGGACACGCAGCTTGGCCGTGACTTGCTGGAAAACGTTCGTCAGGGAATCATCAGTCAGTCGAGCTTTGCATTTACAATTCCTGATGATACCGATGCTCAAAAATGGACTCGTGATGGGGATGCTGAGGCTCCATACAATCGCTTGATTAGATCAATTGATCATATATATGATGTCTCTCCAGTAACCACGCCAGCATATCCGGATACTGAGGTAAAGGTCGGAGCACGATCGTTGGAACAGATAAAAGCGCTAGATCAGCCGCCAGAATGGGAACTTAAGCGGCATAAGATGCTTTATCAATTGAATAAAGAGGACTTGCTCAAAGGCATTGAATAATCGGTGCCTATTTTTATACAAAAAATAAGGAGGGTCACTAGATGACTTTAGATGAAAAATTAGCTGCTGTTAAAAAGCAACTTGATGAAAAGCGTTCAGCGTTGCCAGCTATGAAGACAGAACTTCGTTCTTTACTTGAAGGTGAAGATTCCGAGGAAAACCTGAAGAAGGCAGAAGGCGTTCGTGCCAAGTATGATAAAGCTGACAAAGAGATCAAAGATCTTGAGGAAAAGCGTGACTTATACGAGGCTGCGTTGAAAGGCAATGAACAGCCGAGTGGGAAGAAGCCCGATCATCCGGAAGAGCATAGCTATCGCGATGCACTGAATGCTTATTTGCATACTCGTGGTCGTAATACTGATGGCGTCAATTTTGAAAAGACAGAAGCTGGTGAATTTGCAATTTTTCGTGGCAGTCCTACCGATGCCAGTGATGCTGTAAATGCAGGTGTTAAGTCAGCAGATGCGGCCGCGACCATTCCGGAAACCATTAGCAACAACCCGCAACGCGAATTGCAGACTGTTGTTGATCTGAAACCTTTCACGAACGTATTCCAAGCCTCTACACAAAAGGGTACTTACCCAACAGTTGCAAATGCTACAACCAAGATGGCTACTGTTGCCGAGTTGGAAAAGAACCCAGCAATGGCAAAACCTAACTTCAAATCGATCGACTGGTCTGTTGAAACGTATCGTCAGGCTCTTCCAGTTTCACAGGAATCTATTGACGACTCCGCAATTGATTTGGTTGGCCTGATTGCCCAGAACGCACAACAAATTAAGGTCAATACGACTAACAGTGCCGTTGCAACTCTGCTGAAAGGCTTCACTGCCAAGACGATCTCTAGCGTTGATGATTTGAAGCATATTAATAACGTTGATTTAGACCCTGCGTATTCTCGTGTAATTATTGCTTCACAGAGTTTCTACAATTTCTTGGACACAGTTAAAGATGGCAATGGCCGCTACTTGCTGCAAGACAGTATCTTGACCCCGTCTGGCAAGAGCGTTCTTGGCATGCCGATTGCTGTTGTGTCTGACGACACGTTGGGGGCAGCAGGCGAAGCACATGCCTTTTTGGGCGACATCAAGCGGGCAATTCTGTTTGCTAACCGCGCAGACTTCATGGTGCGTTGGACTGATGACCAGATTCACGGCCAATTCTTACAAGCTGGTATGCGCTTTGGTGTATCTGTTGCTGACAAAAAGGCTGGCTACTTCCTCACATACACCCCAAAAGTGTAACGCCTGACGGAGTGACTTTGAGCCAGAAAACGCTCACGGGTGGTGTCGGTGCCACAAAAGATATCACGGTGACAGTCACTCCTGATGGCGCTCCTCAAGCAGTTAAAGCTGTGTCGAGCAATGAAAAAGTCGCTACGGTTGTTAAGAAGTCCGATGGTGTCTACACTATTACCAATCTGACAGCGGGCACAGCGACAATCACATTTAGCACTAATGGCATCAGCTCAACGCTTGCTGTTACTGTTAACGCCGGGTAGGTGACTACTATTGGAAGATACTACGCTTGGCAAAAGCCCACTGACTGATGAACAGTTTCAGGTTCTGAAAATGTACTTGAAAGTTGATCAGACAATCGAAGACCCAATGATTATGCAACTGGTGCATGACGCTTGTGGTGAAATCAGTTCGGCTATTAGCTTTGGATCAAATCCGGAACAATTTCTAAGCAATCCAGAAACTCGGGATCGTTTCTTCACAGCGCTCATGAAGCAAGTGAAGGAAGACTATGACTACCGAGGTATGGGTGCTGAAGTCATGCGCTTCCCGTTGCAAACATCAACCACAAATATCATCAATCAGCTTCGCTCAGAATTGCCGGAAGAGGATGGTGATCCTGATGCGCACTAATCGAATGACTGAAAGAATTGCGTTCGTCAGCTATGAGTCAAAAAAGGTTAACGGAGTTCCGGTTGGTGGTGTGCTCGTTAAGCATATGACGGTTTGGGCGGAAGTTCCTAAGGTACCAATCAGAGAAGCAAATGATCCACAGACAAAGTTGGGCACTCGCAAAGACAGCCCGACTTTTTTAGTGCGATTTTTGACCGCAGAGGAAATCCAACCAACTTGGCGAATTCAGTGGCGTGGGAAGGAATATCAAATCACGGGTCTTGATCCTGATTACGAGAGGCGCGATCTGACAACGATTACGGCAAAGGCGGTGAGCTGATGGGCGTAAAAGTCACAGGTGATGCTGAACTGCTCGCTAATCTTAACAAACTCCAATTTGGGGTTGCAAAAGAAACTCGAGCGGCTGTCCGAGATGGCGCACAAAAGTTTGCCGACAAGCTAAAGAGCAATACGCCTGAGTGGGACGGCGAGACTGATATGAGCGGACATCTGAGAGATGACATCAAGCTTTCAAGTGTCCGTGAAACGAGCGGCTTAACAGAAGTAGACGTTGGATATGGTAAAAATACTGGCTGGCGTGCTCACTTTCCAAACTCGGGAACTTCAATGCAGGACCCGCAGCATTTCATTGAAGAAACCCAAGAAGTCATGCGGCCAGTTGTTATCGCTGCCTTCCTAAGCCACTTGAAGAAAGGCGGGATGTAATGGCACCTGAAAAACGTATTTATGACATCCTGTCAGCCAAATTGGATATTGCTGACAAGGTGAATATAGGCACTCCAGACTTCAATAACCAGACTAGTGAAACTCCCGAGAGTCTAGCTCCATGGGTAAGAATCACTTCTTTGCCAGGTGATGCTGCTGACTATGCTGACGATTCCAGGATTCTAGAGTATCCGAAAGTACAAGTAGATTTTTGGGTGGATAAAACGGACTGGGATCAACAAGAAAAAATAGAAACACAGATATATCAAGCACTACATGCGGCTGGCTGGGAAAGGTATTATCGCAACTCCTACGTTGATGGTGATACCCCATCCCTTCGCATGACAACAGGATACTTTCAGTTTCAAGGACTGCCGATTGGCTAGCCCTTTTCATTTTCCTAAAGGAGGATTTTAAATATGGCAGATACTGGTGTAACAACTAATAAGAAGTTAGCAAAATTCGGGGCTTCAGGCTTTGAATACGGGGTTGTCGGCGATGACGGCTTTGTACAAAAAACACGAAAGATTCAAGGCTTATCTAGTGTGAAATTGGATATTAAAACAGAGCAAAAGACGTTGTCCGCTGATGACGGCCCGTACTTGATTCTTTCTGGTGGCATCACAGAAGCAACCGAAACAATCGAAATGTACGATGTTGATTCCGTTATGAAGTCTGATTTATTTGGCATTAAGGTTGTTAATGGGGTTGAAGTATATCCAAAGAATCTTAACCCTAATTACGTCGCGACTTTGTTCCGTACGAAGCTTTCAAATGGCAAGTACGTTTGGGTTGGTATGCTCAAGGGAATGTTCTCACTTCCGAACGTTGATACCAAGACTGTTGACGGCACACCAGATCCGAGCGCTGACAGCATCGAAGGCTCATTTATTCCTCGTGGTGACCAAGACACTGGCAATGTTGTGTTGATTGGTCGTGAAGACAACGATGGATTCAAATTTGATACCTTCCACGGCTATGTATTCCCTAAGGAAGCTAAAGACGCAACTATTGTCTCAACTGCTGTCTAAAAAGTGCAAGTTGATCCGGCTAATGCCGTAAATAAACAAGTTACTTTCAAAACGTCAGATTCTACCGTTGCCACCGTTTCCAGTGATGGAACTGTGGCTGGTGTAAAGGCAGGGTCTGTAACTGTGGCTTAGCAATGAACTCGTCGCCTTGTAAATGCACAATACGCGAACAGCGGGCGGCTTATACCTAAGGAGATTAAGCATGGCATATCAAATTAAACTAAATATCAAAGGCGAAACGTGCGTGTTCACACGAAATGGAGAGCCAACATTACGTGATACCACGAACGCCTTAAAAGTGCAGCAACAACAATTGCGCATGCTAAACCGTAAAGATGGCCCTTCAAACGATGATTACGATGAGAACGAGAAAAACTTAGCCAAATTTGCGGTTGATTTCTGGAAAAACCAGTTTACTACCGATGATGTTATTGATGGCTCGTCTATTTCTTTGAAATCGTTGGATTCAATCAATGATGCCATTGGCGATTCTCTAAGCGATGGTGAAGAGGATAAGAAGGACACAGCAAAAAAATCACCGAAGCGGACGCCAAAGAAGCCATTAGCAACCTTGACGACTTCTACAAAGCAAGGCTCTCTGAAGGCTACCGATTAGCTGACGTTGATGCTATGACGCTCCGCGATATTGAAAAACTTAACCAGATTTACGAGGAACGGGAGACCACGATCGACAAGGCCTTTCCGTTCCTTTTCTAGTTCTATGAAAGGAGGTAAAACATGTTAGGAAATCTCGGACAAATTGCGGCTACCGTAAGTTTGAACATTGATCCGTTTCAAGTAAGCCAGCGAGTTTTGAACTCTTCAATTAAAGCAACTGCCGCTGAGTTGCGGGCTCAAGATGCTGCGTTTAAGGGCTCTGAAAAGTCTATCAACAACATGCGTTCAACCTATGACACATTGAGCCGCCAGTCAAAGAACTACCAAGCTCAGCTTCAGAAACAGCGAGAACAGTATGATGAAAATTCGAAAGCGGTTGAAAAACTTAATAAAAGTGAGACTGCATCGCAGGAAGAAATTAATCGTGCTACAAAGCTGCAAGCTAATGCTGCATCACAGTATAATCGGACTGCTGCCGCTGCTGCTCAAAATGAAAATCGAATGGCGGCCTTACGCAAAGAGATTGCACTACAAAGTGACGGCTGGACTAAAGTATCAAACGGTGCATCAAAGTTTGCGTCTGTCACTGAAAAGGCAAGCTCTAAGCTAACCAGTTTCGGATCAACGATGACAAGGGCGGTAACTGCTCCAATTGCCATTGGGTTTGTGGCAGCAGCTAAATCTGCTATTGATTTCAACAGCCAAATTCAAGCAATGGGACCTTTGCTAACAAATGGGGGTGCGATTACTGCCAAGTATCGTGCGCAACTTGATCAACTAGCATCAGCATCTAAAAAGTGGTCGGTTGAATATGGCGTTTCCACGGCTGCAATTAATGACGGCATGTCAGAAATGATCAAACGTGGCTATACCGCTGCGCAAACTTTAGGCGCTATGCCTGCAGTTCTCAATGCAGCAAAAGCGTCTGGCGATGACTTCAACGATGTTATGCATGTTTCTACATCCGTTTTGGAGCAATTTGGTCTAAAGACAGAATCAACAACGGGCATGCTTAAAAACACTTCTCGCGTTACAGATACTCTTACCTATGTTGCTAATGCTACTGCAGCAGGATTTCAAGATATGGGCGAGGCAATGACGTATGTTGGGCCTTCTGCTCATGCTGCTGGTATCTCACTCGAAGAAACAGCGGCTGCTATTGGTATTATGAGCAACAAAGGGATTGAAGGATCAGTTGCTGGCACAGCATTACGTGGTGCTTTAACAAGACTGTTGAAGCCTTCTAAGCAAAACCTTCAAGGTTTTAATGAATTAGGCATATCTGTTGCTGATTTCAAAAAAGGAACTTTAACTCTTCCAGAGATTCTTGACAAAATCAAGAATAACACTAAGGGGTGGACGGACCAGCAACGTGCTTCTGCAGTAGCGTTGGCTTTTGGCACTGAAGCGCAAGCCGGCATGAATGCCTTAATTGGTGCAGGTGGCGGTGAGCTACGCAAATATACCAGTGAAGCTGAGCATGCCAGCGGGACAACTGCCAAAATTGCTAACCAGTTAAACAATACGGATGCCGCCAAATTGAAGAGATTTCAAGAGTCGATTCATGTTTTAGGAATTGAAGTAGGTCAAAAGCTTCTACCGACGCTGACTCCTCTTATCAAAACAGCAACCGATGTTGTCAATGCCTTTACAAAAATGGACAGTGGTACGCAACAAACCATTATTAAATTTGCAGCGTTTGCGGCAGTTGTGGGGCCAGTTAGTTCTCTTATCGGTGGAGCTCTTAAGCCCGTTACTGCTTTGAGCAAAGGAATATCTGGAATTGCGGGAGTCATTGGACGAGCATCCGCAGCCGCAAAAATTGGCGGGACTGCAATGGATGTGCTCAAGTCTGGGTTTAGTAAGACAGCTTTTGAAGCACTGAAGGTTGCGCCTGCAGCGGCTGCGGCAGCAGATGGTGCTTCTGGAATGGGAGCGGCCATGGGCGGAGCCGCAGCGAGCGGAACAGGTTTGCTCGCAGCATTGGGGCCAATCGTCCCAGTTGTTTTAGGTGTGACAGCAGTCGTCGGTGCCGGTGTAGCCATCTGGGAATTATGGGGCAAAAAGGCTCTTGAGTCTGCTGACAGAACTTCACGATGGGGTACTGATATTGGTGCCGATGCCGACCGATCTGCTTCCAAAATGAAAGATGCCTCTGGGGCAATTTCAGGTGCTTTTGATGATACCAACCACACAGTCACCCAGAATGCTAAGACGATCTCTAAAGGGTTCGACGATTTAACAAAAGCTGCAAAAGAAGCCGCTGATCAGTCTGAGACAGCAGCGAATAAATTGGCTAAGAGCCTCGGCGGTGAAGCCGAAGAAAACATTGAAAAGCAGGCCGCTAAAGAAAAAGCAGCTAACGCTAAGCGAATCAAAGAGATGGAAAGCAACAACGAAAAGGCCCAAGCCATTACTGCATCGTTTAACAAGAGCGGAGCACAGATGACGGCTGACCAGTATCAACTGTTGGATAACTACCGTCGTAAAAATGCCGCACTGGCTGTCAAGACGCTACAGATTTCTGGATCGCAACAGAATAATGTACTCAAAGCTGTCCTTGGTGAGAGAACTCGAATGTCTAAGAGTGCTGCCCTAGAGCAGTATCAAGATATGTGGAACGCCTCTAACAAGGAAAATAGCGCCTATAAGGCAGCACAGGACAAGATCAACACCGAGTACAAGAATGATGCTGCTATGCGTAATACAGCACTTGAAGGCTTAGAAAAAGACCACCAGAGCAAAATGAAAGTCATCTATGCTGGCGCAATTCAAGCCATGAAAGCACAAGGAACATCGCGCTCGGAAATGCTAGCGGAACTTCAAACTGACTTCCATCTGACAAGCTCACAAGCCGAATCTGCTATGAATAGTTATGAGAAATCCATGGCAAAAGGGGTTAAGAGCAATCGAGATTTTGCGGCCGCGACTGAAGGATTTGGTAAAGCCGCTCAAGAAGCTGGTGATCACTGGAATAGTCTTGTTTTTGATCCCAAGACTGGGAAGGTGAAGACAAACCTTCCTGAAGTGTTGAAAGATACGGCCAGCACTAAAAAAGGTTGGCAGCAACTTAAATTCGATTTAAAGAATGCCAAGATCACCTCTAATGCCAAGCAAATGATTGTTGAAGCACTTGCTTCTTCTAAACAATGGCAGAAATTGAGCGTTCCCGAAAAGAATGCAATTATCCGTACTCAGGGGCGTGAACAGCTTGCTGATATTATGGATAAGTTTGTTTCCTGGAATAGTCTGTCGCTTAAGGATCAGCAAGCAATTGTGAAGGGCGATTACACGCCTTTAGTAAATGCTTTAGTCAAGAGTGGAGACTGGAACAATCTCACCTTGAAACAGCAAGAAGCAATCGTTAAAGATAAAGCAACGGCGCCATTAGTATCTTCACTTCAGCAAACCGGCGAGTGGCAGAAGCTCGACTTAAAAGTTCAAGAAGCCATTGTCAATGCTAAAGGCAAGAAAGACCTTGAAGACATCCTTTTTGACATGGGAGTTTGGAACAAGCTTCCAAATACGCAGAAATATGCAACCCTAGTTTCTTTTGGTAAGCAAGACATCGCTGATATTATCGATCAGCTAAATTTGTGGAATACACTTACACCAAAAGAAATCCAGGCTGTAGCAAAGGGCGATACCAGCTCTTTGGTAGCTGCTATTGATAAAGCAAATGACTGGAATCGATTAACTCTTGGCCAGCTAGAAGCAATCGTTAAAGATAAAGCTTCTGCAGGCTTAGTCCAGGCCATGATTAAAACCGGAGAGTGGAATGGCCTATCAGTAGAAGAAAAAACTGCTATTATGCAGACCAAAGGCAAATCCGACTTAGCCGATATGGTTGTTAAATACGGTCTTTGGAACAGCCTTCCAAACTCTACTAAAAGCCTATTGATGAACGATTCCGATGCTCGTACCAAATTGGAAAAAGCTGGAGTTGCAATTGATCAATACAATTTGTTTAAGAACCCCAACGAAAAAGGGCTAAAAGCAAATAATACTGATGTGCTTGGAAAAACAGAAGAAGCCAAAGGGAGCATTCAGAAATACAACGAAGTTCTACCGGGCTTAAAGCTTTTCAATGGGAATTCCAGTGGCGTTAAGACAGAGTCTTCTTCTGGGCAATCAAGCATTGTTAAGTATAACGAGGTATTGCCGGGTCTAAAGCTTTTCAATGGTAATTCATCGTCTGTTAATGGTGCATCTAATTCTGGTCAAAGCAGTATCATTTTATTTAATGGAACTAACCCAGTGCTGAAGCCATTTAAAGGCGATTCGTCGAGCGTTAATAGCGAGTCATCAAAAGGGCAAAGCAGCATTCTGCTGTTCAATAGCAAAGATCCATTAATGAGATTATTTAACGGGGATGCAAGTGGAGTATCAGAAGCGTCACAAATTGGCGTCAATGCAGTTGCTGCATTCGGTGGCGATGCTACCATCACAAAAACATTCGTGATTAATGCAGATGTTGATCCCGCTGTACAACGACTTTTGAACAGTGGCAAGTTTGCACGAGGCACTCAAAACTTTACCGGTGGATTAGCAACTATTAACGACGCATCTGGCACTCGTTATCAAGAGGTTGTCACGCTACCAAATGGAGCAAAATTTGTGGCATATGGGCGAGACGTTACCTTACCACTTCCTCGACATACAAAAATTGAAACTGCCATGCAGTCCGCAAGAAACTACTCGATTCCACGTTTTGCTGGTGGCACCACAGACTTCGGAGGCGCTGCTAATAGAATAAACCAATTGAATCCGCAAACCTTTGTTACCAGCATTTCTAGTGGTAGCAATAGTCGTGTTGAGGATTTGCTAGCAAGACTGATCGAATTAACAACTTATCAAATTAGTAACCCGTCTGTTCCTGAAGGCAAGGTTGTTCTCGACAATGGGCGTGAAGTAGGACGGTGGCTGTATCCAACAATAAATAAATTGAAAAACATAGACACCATTATGAGTAATAGAAGAAGGGGGATTTTCTAAGTGGCAAATTTAATATTTGGAGGTCATAAGATTGGCAGTTCCTCTCTTCAATTCAGTGCAGCCCGCGGCGTTTTTTCTGAAGTTGAGAATACAACCCAGTCTGTCGGTGCATCGGACGGAGAAATGCTTATTAGAAGTCGATTGAAATCGAGAATCATTCCAGTAACTTATGATTTTGTGGCGCTATCTCGTCGTGAATTTGAACGGCAGTTAGCGCCACTACTTTATAGCACGGATGTTCAGAAGCTAATCATTGATGATCGCCCTGATGAATTTTGGTATGCAAAAGTTGACGGTAAGATTGATATGGACCGGGCTTATTTTCTTGGCACTGGTACTATTAATTTTCTGGTCCCCGATGGCATTGCACACTCGGTAGCCACGAAGACGGCTGACAACATGCCATACAAGGACGTGCCAATGAACCTTATGGCAGGCACAAGTGCCGACCCAGTATCAGTAACAGGGTCGGGATGGAATATCAAAGAGCTAGGATCATACAGCAATCCCGTTGTTGGTCAAAAATATGCTGCAACAGTCTTGCTTGGACAGGCCGATTTTAATGTTAGTTTCCAAATATGGGCGAATGACATCAATGGCAATCGGATACATTTGGATGGGTTTCCTGTGACCACACAAATGGGAGCAAATCAGCGTAGCACGATTGTCTGCACATGGCCTGACCCGGGGACGACTGGAGCAGCTCAGATTGAGGTGACACTTGCGTGGGCCTTCCAAAAAACGGATGTTGGCACCTACCAATATCTCAAAGCCAAGTTAGAGGAAGGCACCACTTACTCCACGTGGTCGCCTAACCCAGCTGATTCAGCTTATTATTCAAACACCCTGACGCTTAACAATGCTGGGACTTATCCATCTGAGCCGATTATCACGGCTACTATCAACGGTGATGACGGCGTACTAACTGCTATTAATGATCAGGGCAGTGTACTACAGTTTGGCTCTCCCGATGATACTGATGGCTTTGTAAAGCAAAAGTCTGAACGCGTTTATCATCTCGATTTCAATCAGACACCGACAGGGGTAACACTCAATAAGGGGGTTACGGCTTTTCCTTACTATGAGCATGGCAATAATGCCAACGTACAGTCGGGACCGTTTGGTTATAAAGACGGTATTGCCTACCCGTCCACACAAAGAACGCACTCCAATTACTGGAATGGGCCTTCAATGAGCGGCACCATTCCGAAAAATTCGAATGGCTCCAACACGGCTAATTTTCAGTTTGTCAATCGTGTCAATGTTGGGACGAATGCCGCAGAAGTAGGCCGTTTCGAGTTCAATTTAACGTATCAAGGCAAGATTGTCGCTTCTCTTGCGCTGTTTGATGATAGTGCTTCAAACGACCAGTGGGTTTTCTCTGGCACAGTCTATGATGGCCGCCAAGCACAGATGATATTTTGGGACTTACTGCCACGCAATTACTATCGTGACGGCAACTATAATGCCGTTATCACAAAAATGGGTGATCAGTTAACCTTCCGTTTGGATCGTCTTGATTTAGGCGATGGTGGTATTGAGACACGGACAATATCAGGCTTCTCTAGTGTGCCAATTGATGGCTGGACAGCTTGGTTCCCCGGATTCTCCGATCAACGTGGTTGGTCAATTAACTGGCAAGACAGCTACTTTGATTGGATTAACGTTGATTACTGGGACGATATTCCTAACCGCTTCAAAGACGGTGACGTTGTGAAAATCGATGTTGCTAATCGACGTGTTCTTGTCAATGGTGCAGAAGATCGGACACTGCAAACAATCGGCAATGATTGGGGTGGCTTCAAAATACATCCAGGTGATAACACTATTCGCTTGCTCACATCACATTGGGCAAAGCAATGTAAGGCTGAAGTATCTTGGCAGGAGGCATGGCTATGAAAGATTTTTATTTTGTGGATAGATCATGGCATCTGCTAGGGACTGCAACTGCTGGCGGTGGTGGGAAAATCCACATTGTCGATGATACTGATGATCAGCTTATCTCAGCAGGTGCTCGCACCTATTCAGGAACCATTCTGTTCACCCCTGAACTGTCTTCTAAGGTTCAAACCATGGCAGCGCGTGGCAATTACATTTTGTATATGGATGAGCGAAATAAGGCAGTCTTTATGACAATTATGGAATCAAGTCATGATCCGCTTGCTGGTGAGGAGACATTCACTGCTGAAGATGCTGGTATTGATTTGATTAACGAGACCGTTGGCCCCTATAAAGCTCCACAAGCAATGGGCATCGCCGACTATATTAGCCTATTCACGAATGACTCAGGTTTTGAAATCGGTCTTAACGAGATCCCTGATTTGAAGCGAACGCTTGAATGGACTGGCGAGTCTGACACCACTTTAAATCGTATTCTATCTGTTGCGACTCAGTTTGATAATGCTGAACTAGACTTTAGCTTCGATGTGTCTGGGACAACAGTTGTGCGCCGCGTAATCAACATTCATAAGCGCATAGGTGCTGATAGAAACATCACGCTGTATGTTGATAAAGACATCAATAAAATTGTGACATCAGGCAGTATTTATGATCTTTATACGGCCGTTACACCGACAGGTGGCACACCTGAAAGCAAAGATGGCGAGACCGTTGATCAGCAGCCAATCACACTTGAGGGCTATCAATGGACAGATCCCGATGGTCGTTACGTGTTAACGAAAGAAGGTGTTTTGCTTGACCCGGTAGCCAACCAAACATGGAGCAGACTTTTAGCTAAGGGTGGTGCACCGAGTGTCAATGCAGCGTATATCAATCGTGTTGTCACTTATACGGCTACTTCACAAGCAACCTTGCTTCAATCTGCGCTCTCTGACCTTAAGACTCACAATCATGAAGCAGTCAATTATGAGACCGACATTGCTGTGCTGCCACAAAATATCAACATTGGTGACACAATTCATTTGGCTGACGAGGATGAACACTTGTATCTGTCGGCTCGCTTGCTCGAGCTCAAATCAAGCTATTCCATGGATACACACACAGCAACATTGGGAGACTACCTCATTGAGCATGATCAGGTAGCAGCCCAATATCGGCAACTTGCTGAACAAATTAAGAACATTCCCAAAACAATCCAATACTATCCGTGGCTTCGCTACGCTGATGACAATCAAGGAACAAACATGAGTGCTTTGCCAGCCAACAAGAAGTATATGGCGGTTGTATACAGCAACAAGTCATCTGTGCCAAGTGACAATCCGGCTGATTACGCTGGCAAGTGGGCATTGATTCAGGGACCAAAAGGTGACAATGGTGTGGGTGTCCCGGGCCCTAAGGGTGTAGATGGCCGTACAAGCTATTTCCACACTGCTTGGGCGAATGATGTAAGTGGTCAAAGTGGGTTCACGGTATCCGGTGGCGATGGCAAAAAGTATATTGGCACATACAGCGATTTCACACTTGCTGATAGCACCAATCCGAGTGATTACAATTGGGCACTTTTTAAAGGATCTGATGGTGCAACTGGCCCTCAAGGTCCTCAAGGGCCACAGGGACCACAAGGGCCGCAAGGTGTTCCCGGAAGCAAAGACGTGCCATACACGTACATTCAACTTGGCACGCCTGCTAGTCCCAAGAAAGGTGACCTATGGTGGCACGGGACAACGCTTAACGATGCCACAGCATTGCAATACTATAATGGGACAGCTTGGATTGACCAGAGCATTCAGCAGGCAGTGCTAAGCATCAAAAAGTTGCAATCAATTGAGGTTGACACCTCAACCATTAATTCTCCGACCATTAATTCGCCATTCAGCCATGTTCAGATTAGCGGAGCAAAAAGCTCGGGTAACTTGTCATTAAGCAATGCTGCTCTTCAAATATTAGGCAATATTGAGGATAACAGCGGTAATCCTAACGGACAATATTACAACACCATTCTGAATCCTAGCGGAATGACAAACTACATCACAACGCCTGATCAAAAGGGAAACGTGTCGTCAGCAGGATTGCAAAACGGCGCGCTTCAATTGAAAACGCTGATAAGTGACCCTAGTGCTGCAACCAAAAAATATATACAGTCCGAATACAAATCAACCGACAATGTTACTTTCTTTTACGTCAACTCTCCGGCCATCACAACTGCAAACATGTCATATGCATACATTTACTATATGCGCCGCGGCAATATTGTTACTGTACAGTTCGTGTTAGGAATCTCGCAGCAGAAGCCATGGGTTGTCTTGGCTGATGTTCGACCCGGATATAAGCCCTATGCAGAATCAGGCGTTGGCTGTTATATCAGCAATACAAATTATGTTGGACAAGCCTGCCAGATATATATTTCAAAAGGTCAATGGGTAACGATGCCCACAAGCCCGTCAGGGGAATGCCGTGGATCAGTTTCGTATTTGACCCAAGATGATTACCCAACAAACGATTCATATTTTAGCTAGGAGGCAACTATGAAAATCAAAGTGTGGACGGATAGCAATAATCGGCTACTTAATTGGGCATATGCTGATGAAAACAGACCAGTAGGGCCGACCGATGAAGGATTCGAGGTTATTGAAGTTGACGATGCTGTTGGCTTGTATGAAAACCACGCCAGCATTATTGACGGTCAAGTCGTTCCTGATGCTGGCTATGACCCAGACGCTGACAGGCCTACACCTGAGGCGTCACCAGAACAGCAAATGCTTGCCGCGCTTGCTCTTGACGTAGCGCAGATGAAGGCGGTGAAATCAAGTGACTTATTATGATCAGTGTGCGCTGTTTTACAGTTGGGGGATTGATCTAACACCTTATGTACCGGTAATGATCACCCCAGATCAATACAAGCAAATCACAGGCAATGACTATGTCGCCAGCAAAAGCTAGCGGCTATTTTTGTGGAAGGAAGTGAGAAAGTGACATTTTTTGGATACACGATTGGTGACTGGGCGGAGTTCATATCAATCATAGGGGTGGGCGTAAGTGCGGGCAGCTGGCTGTTCAAAAAGATTGCCTTAGATCCATTGCGTTCTGATATTCAAGTGCTTTCAGGGACAATTAATCGTCAGCTAAAACTGCACGAACAATCGCTGGCAGACTTGAATGCTCATCTGAAAACACACGATGACGAGCTTGGCAGTCACTCGGTTAGGATTACTCGATTGGAAGACCATGTAGGCATTAAAGGAGAAGATAACCATGAAGATTAATTGGAAAGTACGATTATTGAGCGTCAAATTCTGGCTGGCCGTTGTGCCAGCTTCTTTGTTGGTGATTCAAGCGGTGGCGGCAGTCTTCGGTTACAACTGGGACTTTGCTAGTTTGGGTAAGGAACTCACTGCAGTGGTCAATGCAGTGTTTGCATTATTGACCATTGTCGGGGTAGCCGTTGATCCAACCACAGAGGGTGTCGGTGACAGCCAGCAGGCGTTAGCTTACCCGGCACTCATTACCACCAAGGCGGCTAAGATCAAGGCGTTAGAGGATCAGATTAAGGCACTGCAAGCGGATAAAGCGGCTGATCAGGCAACTTCTGCTGCTAGTGAAGTGGTTCCAAAGACGTCTTCTGCAGCACCGGCGGAGTCAGCTCCGGAATCTGTTGCTCCAGTAGCTAGTGAGGAGGTAAAATAGTATGAGTTATACCATCAACAAAGATTTTGCTTTGGGTGCAAATGAAGGCTCATCGCAAGTAGCTAATCGACTTTACATTATCCTACATGATGTAGGTGCCGAATCTGGCGCGCGTGCAAATGCCGCTTACTTCAAAAACAATATTGCTGCCGAAGTTGCTTACACGGCATTTGTTGTAGGCGATGGCGGTCAGGTTTATCAAGTCGGCGAACCCGGTTATGTTCAGTGGGGCGCTGGGACAGTAGCAAATGCTAACAGCCCGGTCCAAATTGAATTGGGCCACACTAGTGATCCCGAAACTTTTAAGAAGGATTATGCCGTTTATATTGAGCTTGCACGTGATATGGCTGCTAAATATGGCATCCCGACTAGTTTAGATGCTGGCGGTGCTGGAACGCCTGGCATCAAGTCTCATTTGTGGGTAACACAGCATATTTGGGGTGATCATACTGATCCATATGGGTATCTGGCTCGATGGGGTATTACGAAGGAGAAATTGGCGGCAGATCTGGCTAATGGCACAACTACTGTCAATCCGTCCCCGAGTGCACCAGCGGCAGAAAGTTTGCGGCCACAAGCAATTGTAGCTGGTAATGTCAACGCGACCTACGCTCTGCACTTGCTCGGTGGCAGTTGGCTGGATGAGGTGACCAACTTCGGCTCTGGTGACAACGGTTTTGCTGGTATTCCTAATTGTCAGCACGATCTGCTATACATTCACGTTGATCATGGTAGCGTTAAGTATCGAGTTCACACAGTTAAGAGCGGTTGGCTGCCTTGGGTCACCAAAGGCGATCGCAACGATCTAGTCAACGGCTGTGCCGGTATTGCTGGTGAAGCGATTGATGGAGTCCAGATCATCTTTCTTACTCCTGCTGGTGAGCCGTACCAGCAAGCGTATTACCGCAGCCAGACGACGCAACGGGCTGGCTGGCTAAACGTTGTTTGTGATGATGGCACGAGTTTGCCACAGTACACAGACACATACGCCGGCATGTTTGGAGAACCGCTTGATCGTTTGCAAATCGGTATTAGTTCGATTAATCCATTTTAAGTACAATACAAAAAAGCTCTCTGCTCGCTAACACGGGTGGAGGACTTTTTTAGTAGTAGAAGCATTCGCACAATGATACAAACACGTTTTTTGACAGCCGTTACAAAAAGTGAGAAGATCTGTCAAGTACGGTGGCTGCTACAGATTTTAAAGACGAGGGGTGGCAATTAGTGAGCTATAGCGTACATTGCCTTTTTGTAATTGTTAAACCCGATAACGGTGAGCTACTTGCGGATGATTTAATTAGGGACAGTATTTGCTCTGCAGACGGAAAGCTTCTTCATCTTGATTATATTTACTATTCATTTTTAAAACGAATACAGCATTATGCCATTGATGACGTTAATGAAACTATAACGACAAGAGTTGTAGGTAGGAAAGATGTAATTGATAGGTTTTCTGTTCCCCAAATTGACGGTTCTTGGTTACAACAAAATATTGTCAAATCATTGATAAAATGTCAGGGACAATATGAACTTAGATTTAATTCAAAATTCGTAAAATATCGGGTTCTATTTTTCCTAAAGTCTTTTTCAGATAAGCTAAGCGAGAACTCGTTCAGCTTAACTTATGGATTTCTCAAGCAAAAAAATGAAAAGAATCTCAGCAAAACCGCTGCTACCAAAACAAATCAACGATTCGATTTGCTTATAGAAAAATCTGATTCTATCAAGCGCTTTATTACTAAAGATACCTATTCTAACTACTTTAAATAAGTTTAAAGAAGACGGAGATCTTATGCATGACTAATTCAAAAGAAAATTTGAAAAGCATTTTTAAAAAGCTGGATGATCCTGAAATTGTTAACATGATTAATGCTCCACAATTTGAATATTCTGAACAGCTTTTGGACATTGAATTTAACAACTCATTCACTCAAGAGGAAATGGCTGAACGCGCTGGGATTAGTTTGCAAGACTTTCTTGATTTTGAGATTGGATCAACAAAACACAGCATAGACGAATATAGGAGTGTCATTGATCGCATCGAAAAGACACTTATCGATAATGAAGAATATATTGAGCTTTCTTATATTAATTTAGAAAAGCCCAATGCATATGTTAACTTGTTTTCGCTTGTTAACGCTAAAACGCATAGAACTTCCATGAGCCTAAAGCTTCAGCAAAATAATAATTCGAGGCAAGCAGAGAGCCAATATGAAACGAATAGCCAGTTTCAAAATGCAAATGGCTCACTTGCACTAGGGGTTAATTGGGATGATGATGTAGTTCCCGACAGCTTTATAAATGAGACATCAAGGATTCTAAGCCTTAATCATAGCTCTATTGACGATATTGATGAGGAGGAGAAAATTTATGTCTAATAAAATTATGAAGATTCATTTGCTGGGTAGAAAAATAGAATTTATTTATTTTTTGAATAAAGATGACTTTATTGATCTATACAAATCTGGTCGTTTAAAGCCAATATTGTCAACGGACTTGGAGTCTATTATGAATCACCCAACAAGGGGAAATGTTTCCTTTAAAGTTGGAGAACCTAAAAAAACAAGCAGTAATGTTGATATTTTTAAGGGCAAAGAAGTTTATAGAATTGCGGCGGAGGCATTAATAATTGAGTCAGTAGAGGGCAAGTACTTGGCCATAGGCTATTCGACTTTGGCTGAGTTTCCATATGATAGTGATAATTATAGTGGCCCAAAGGATCAAGTAAAACAAAACGAAGCGCTAATACTTCAACCGACTTCGAACTTTTTATCTCTTTTGAGAGCAAACATTATTGGATCTACAGCACTATTTCCGTCAGTTGTTGATTTAGAGGAAAAGGTTAGATTATCTTTGAAAGCTAGAACTGAGTCTGAATGA